TCCTAGAGTTCGGGTCGTTCGCTGTTTTTGCGGATGTCAATTTCTTTTTCATCCCACTCATACGGGCGCAGAAAGAGTCGCGCCCTGAGCCGCCCTCGGGTTGCGGCGGTTTCAAGTTCATGCCTTCTCTCTTCGCAGAGGCTCGCCCCTTGGCGTTCAGGCCGCCGTTGGGGTTCTTGCCTTCCTTGCGAGTCCATGCTGGGGATGCCATACATTAAGCCTGTGCTTCTTTCCAAGACAAACGAGCCAAGATGGTTGGAGTTGCTGCCGTAACCACGTTGGTGGCACATACATACAAAATATCAGGTCCATCTGGGTACACGTTGGACTGTGCTGCAGGTACGGTGTTATTTACACCACCACCAATTATTGAGTTACCCAAGTCACGCACAAAGGACAAGTCCAAAGTGGTTTGTCCGTTAGTATTTGTATAAGCCGCCGCAACTGACTCACCGCCAACCAATGTGCCAGTGTTCAAAGTGTTAACAGCAACTTGCGCCAAAGATGAGGTGTAAGCACTAGAACCCAAAGAGACTGGTGGGGCAAAACTTGTCCATGTTCCACCAGATACATAACCGTTCAAAACAAGGTTAATCAGGACAGGACCAGACGTAACAACACCCAATTCAACCAACTGCAACTGCATACGGTTAACAATCTCTTTTACACCCAAAAACCCTGTTTGTCCGTTATCCACTGAAGGGGCAATACGAATAGCAAGAATTGGAGTAACTTGAGACGTAGACGTCGCCAAAGTCAACTGGGAGTTTGTTCCATAGTTAAAGATTAATGACTTATCGTCATCAAAGCGACCATCCATAATTACTGACGAACCCCAATGAGACAGGGAAGGCACAGAATCGGGAGATACAAAAGCCACAGACACAGGCGCGGTTGCGCTGTAGGTAAAAGATTGACCACCAGCAGTAGGATTACCACCAGTAGCAGCACGGGTTAAGCCATACAAAATACTACCGTCGTTACCTGTGTAGGTAATGTATTCAATAGCTCCTGTTACGCTAGCAGCCTGTACTTTTACAGTGCCTGATGGCGCGAACAAGCGCGTATCAAGGATGTCAATTGAAGATATCTCAACGGTAGTAGAGCTTGTATGTGAAGCGGCAGTTGTGCCGCCAAAACCACGGATACAACCAATTAAGTTACTGCCAGACTTACCAGAGTAATAAATCAATTCGCTATCAATCTTAACTACGCCTGTATTGTTGTAGTTAGTAGCTGAGGTAACCGGAATAGTTACATCTGTCAAAGCAATAGCGGCGCTTAAAGTGCTGTTTGTATTACCCAAACTAGCTGTAATGATTGTGGTTGGAGTAAGACCGCTTGACTCGTAATGCGATGGCATGTTTCCAGACCGCATGTATGCTTCAAACTGCTTGTTATTGTTTTGGATTTGGGTAACGTATGTGATTTGACCGTTTGTTGCACGGAAACCATAACGCACCACACCAGCGCCATACCAAGAGTAGTCGATGTACCACATCTGCATGCGGGTCAGGTCAAGGGTGTATCCTGATGGCCCTGTACCGTTACATGGGTCGGACCACTGAGACTGGGGAATACGTACCTCAGTAGTCAATGACATGATTGCGCCATCAATAGCTGTGCCCCGATACCCGGGACTAATGTACATATTAGTATCGTCAACAACAGTCAAAACACGGTAAGACCCGCCACGGATAACAACAAAACTTCCGGGCAAACATTGGGTGCTGAATTGCGTTCCTGTTCCTTGCACTAGAGTATTACGGTTAATTACAGAAACCGTGCCATTGGCTTGGTTAGTGCTGTTACGCAGCACTGCATACAACTGTTGTCCGTCATATTCAAAAAACATGCCGTTTTGTTGGTCAAATAGACCTACGCGATTAGCGGAACCATACCAGCTTGTTGGGCTAATGCGGATGGCTGAACCTGTAGCAGTTGTAGCTGCTCCCACAGATATTTGAGTGGTGTATGTAAAAGCATTTGGGCTTGTAACAGTAGCAACAGTAAAGTTACCGTTATAAACACCTTGGTCAGCGCCAACTACAGAAATCTTTGTGCCAGCAGTTAAGTTATGTTGGTAACGCGAAGTAACTGTTGCGGTTGTTCCGCTGCCTGTAAGCGAAGTTATAAACAACGCAGGCTTCAAAGATGAGCCAGTAGAAAACTGAATGCCCTTACCAGACTGGTAACGGAAGTAGCGACGGGTTTGGCGAATCAACTGTTGATCTGGAACAGCACCCCCAGCAGAGAACGCTACACCGCCATCAAATGTACGAGGCTCAACAAACCCAGACGGGCGAGCAAAAAGCGTTCCTTGCGTGCTCCCGTTACTGATACCACCTGTAGGGGCAACCGCAACCGTAAAGGTAAATGATTGTGGAGTCGGAACTGTTGCTACAACCCAAGCTCCGTTAGGAGGGTTAGCTGTTCCCGCAGATGTGCCGCGTACATATATAAGCGAGCCAGCAGAAAAACCATGCGCACCTAGTGGCAGTGTGGCTGTAACAGTAGTGCCTACGTTAGTCCATGTTGCTACGCCTGTTTGAATAGCTACAAAAGAGTAGAAATACCCTAGGTATATATTTGTTAAAGCAAAATTAAATTGGTTAGTTGCTGGAACTGAGGTTCCTACAGCAATTTGACAGGTAATGCTTACGTTAGCTGATACCGCAGTGATATACCACCAGCCGTTTGCGTATGGGCTGTTTGAGTTCTGGACAAAAATCGGTTGGTCTACCGCTGCGCCACCTGTATTATTAGTAAAGATGGTCATTGTTGGGTTTACGCCATCACCCGAAATGTTGCTAGCATTTACAATTGGCTGCTGCTGAATAAAATAAGCACTTGGGCGATTATTTTGCAGGGCAACGGATTCCCACTTTGTGGGCTGTGTGCCGTACTCAAAGTCGGTGTCAATCATCGACTGTGGAGTCGACATGCGCATTTTTCCTACTGGGTCTTGTTGACCAAGTGCAGGAGTGAAGAAGGGGGAACTTGCTCCCGAATTTGCTGTTCCCTGAATAGGGAGCGATTTGTTTGTTGTCGAATCAACGACGGTCCATCCACCTGACATATTAACTCCTTAAATCCAAAGAAAGGGGCCGAAGCCCCTGCTTAATTAGTCGAAGTTACCGAATGGGTAAGCTGTAGTTGTACCAATGTTGCCATCTTTTTGGGTGTAGCGAATAGTGAAATAGTAAGTACCACCTGTAATCGCTACGTTAGTGCCGTTAATAGACGCTACTGTGAACACAACTTGAGACAAAGGCGGTTCGCCATTTATCTGGATGATGTCGGTAGAAGTAGATTGCTGGTTAGCCAACTGGGTTGCAGTAAACGTATTGAACGATTGACGACCCACTGCTGGAGAAGTTAATACTGCTGTCTGTGCGTATGTGCAAGTGCCTGCAGCAGCAACATAATCATTACTGACGTTAATTTGCACAGAGGTCAAAGAACCGCTTGTGAAGGTGGTGATAACACCAATATCAACGAGGATGTCATTGATGCGGCTACCTGCGGGCAGGTATGCCACAAAACCACGGTACACAGTAGCAGAGTCAGCGGGGATGCTGGTTGCGGTCAGTGTAGTGGAAGTGCTGGGCGTGTAAACAACTGTTGTGCTGTTAGGAATACCGTTTGAGTCAACAAAAATACCAGAAGAGCCACCAAAACCAGCAGTGTTTGGTGTGGTATTAGCGATGTTTAAAGTCGCTGACTGGGCAAGAAGTGCGTAACCTACGTTACGGAAAGGGCCAAAACGGTTATCGCCAGCTAAAACTGGGCCTTCAAATGTGGAACGTGCCATGACAAAAGTCCTTATGCAAAAGTAACTCTACCAATCGTTGCATCGTCTGCTGGGGCAGTCCGGTAGAGTCAATCACCCAGATGTTTGGAATATACACCATATTTCCATGATGTCAACAAAAAAGGGGGTTTGTGACCCCCTTTTTCTTAGAATGAACCAGATGAGCCGAAGACGCCCAAAGGATCAGACCAGCCGAAGCTATAACGCTCACGAGCCTTGTAACGAACGTTACCGGTATCAAAGTCACCGTCCATGCTGTTTTGCAGCGGGGTGCGGATAAAGTGCTTCAAACCGTTAGGCACGTCAGTTGTCAAGAACCAAGCGCTGGTGTCGGTCAGATAGTGGTTAATTGTGTAACCTTCTGGGATCGAACCATTGTTCTTGATTGCGTTGATGTCGTTGTTGTTAGTGCCAACGCGGAGGCTGGTTTCTAACAGACGAGTAGCAACGAACTGTAGTGCTGGTGGGATGATTAACTTCTTAGGCTTTGCAGCGATCAACAGTCCACGCTCATCAGTCCAAGCAGCGATTGCGATAACGGCGGCTTCCAAAGAAGTCTCGTTCAAATCGGTTTGGGTTGTAGGAGTGTTACCGTTGACACCACCGTTAACCAAAGGATGGTTAGCAGAGAACAAAGCAACGCCATCACCACCAACATAAGCGGCGCTAAAGCCGTTATTCAGTGTTGCAGCAGCCTTGATTTGCTTGGTGTAAGCCATAGCACGAGCCAAACCTTTGGTATAACGAGCTGACAAAGAATCGTAGAGGTTATCTTCGATAGCTTCTTCAGTGATCGCAAAGCC